ACACCTCCAATATTATCATCACCCAATCCTAACCTACTCACAACGACTCTGAAAGGACGAGTTGATAATGGACTACGAAAATAACAATAACGATTAATCAACGAATTTCGAATAGTATTAAACAACATGGTGATCCAGGATCCAGTAGAAAACAAGTAACTTAACAAAAATAAGTCACCTTTAACACACCTAATAGTATAAATAAATCCCATCGACAACCAATAACTAATCCAAGCTTCTTCATCAGTATATCCAATAATAAGACATAATCTACGAAAAGTATCACAAGCAAAAAGTAACTCATCTGTCCCAGCGCTTGCATCAAAATGTTTGAAGTCACTAGCATGATACCCCACTAAATCACCTTTGCGCTGGATAAAGCTAATCATATCTGCTGAAGAAGAACTAGTAATATCAATTCCAATTGCTGATTCAAAGAATTCCCAATGTTGTCTCATAAAATCCATTACCGGAGCTCCATACTTCTTCATGAGAATATTAAAAGCCAATGGAAAGCTATTAAACACTCTAACTTTTCTTAACAAATTCTTCTGTGAAGAAATAACTTCATCTTTCAGAGGGTGGTCACTAAAAGCCGATACACACCCCCCACTCCTAATTTCATTCATGATGAAATCCATCTCACTCTGAATATCTTTTGTCATAAAACTCACTTCGGAATCAATTTTAACAACAAATGCTTTCTTTGCTTTACGTCGTGGCGGGCCTGCAGAAGTGTTAAAATTTTGTGGACCAATCCTAGTTCCATCAACGCCAGATATGGCCTCATGATCACTAAGTGGCCGTAGCCCTTTTCCAAAAAGGAGATCAGCTCCATCAAGGTAGTCATCACGAGCCTTAACCCAAAGCTTAAGATCAGCACAAGTATTAACACCATCCTTCCAAAATCGGACAAAAGGATCATTCCAAACACCATCTTCTTCAGAACCACTAAAATCAGGAGGTTCCCAATAAGGATAATCTCCAGTGACTTCTCTTTCAAAATTTGCAAAATCATGACGATAAGCAGTCTCAACGAACTTCGTTTTTGGATTTTGCACATGTAGATGAGCTGTCCCTATGAGCGCAGGTCTAAAAGTGGCGCTCTGAGAGATTGCTTCCATGATTGAACTTTTACGTTTAAAACTTTCCACTTTTTCTACACCAAACATTTGTAACTGAACAGTCATCTCCCGAACAATAGGAATCTCTAAAGCGGTAATATTCTCTTCATAAATCCGTTGGATCTCTAACATTGAAAAATCTTCAGCATAAGTGTTAAACGACTTAGTCATCAAAATCGGATTTTCCCACTCAATTAATCCGAAATGGATTCCAACCATACAAAACTCAGGACCTACTCGAGCAATCACGGGATATCCACACCAACTATTCTCAGTGTCAGGGAAATCACCCTTCCAAACGGCTCGGGACACTACACGACTGCCAAAACTCTTAGTGGCTTTCAAACTCTTACAAGTCACTAATTTATCTTCAGTTACTAAAAAAGCTTCATCAGTGGTGAAACCGGGAGTATTTGCTTGATAAGTTTGAGACACCTTATCTCGTAACAACATTCCTTTCTGCTTAAGAGGAAAAATTTGAGGAGCATAAATTACGACCATATCACGATCAGGAACTGGCCAA